CGTGGCACTTTTGAGGTTGATAAGTTCAATAAAGAATATTCACATGCAGCCAATGGCTGTTTGTATCGCAAAGATCATCAGGGTTTCTTACCTGCATTGATGGAGCGTATGTATAATGACCGTACCAAGTATAAGAAATTAATGATCGAAGCCAAGCAGCGTTATGAGAAAAATCCTAACTCAGAAGATGAGAAGTTAGTTGCTCGTTATCATAATATGCAGATGGCCAAAAAGATTCAGCTAAACTCAGCTTACGGTGCGTTGGCGAATCAGTTCTTTCGTTGGTTCAGTTTCGATCATTCCGAAGCAATTACTATGTCCGGTCAGTTATCCATTCGTTGGATTGAACGTAAGGTAAACGAATTTATCAATAAGCTATTGAAAACTGATAAAGTTGATTATGTTATTGCATCAGATACTGATTCTATCTATGTTGAAATGGATGCTCTAGTAGCACACCTAGATACTAATGATGAATTGAAAATTGTTGATGCGATTGATCAATTCTGCGAACAAAAGATACAACCTTATCTTGATAGATGTTATGATGAACTTGCGGTTTATATGAACTCCTATCAACAAAAGATGAAAATGAAGAGGGAAACAATTGCGAACAAAGGTATTTGGCGTGGCAAGAAAATGTATATCCTCAACGCTTGGAATGTTGAAGGCGTACAATATGCTGAACCCAAACTCAAACTCCAGGGTATTGAGGCGGTACGTTCGAGCACTCCGAAGGCGTGTCGAGAAAACATTAAAAGATGTCTCTCGATAATTATGAATGGCACTCAAGAAGAGCTTCATGAGTTTATTAAGCAGTTTCGTGAAGAGTTTCTAACATTGCCTTTTGAGGATGTTGCCTTTCCACGTGGTGTGAAAGGAATGTACAAATATATTGACAAGTCTATAGTTTATAAGAAGGGAACGCCAATTCACGTCAAAGGCGCATTGATATTCAATCACATTCTAGATAAGAATAAATTGAAAAATGTTCCTAGAATTTCAGATGGTGATAAAATTAGATTTGCTTATTTGAAGACACCTAATCCTCTCCAAGAATCAGTAATTGCAGTTCCTGACGAACTTCCAAAGGAATTGATTCATCTAGATAAGTATATTGATCGCGAGACACAATTCAACAAATCGTTCTTGGAACCGCTTAATTCCATCACTGATGTTATTAACTGGTCAACAGAACAAAAATCAACACTAGAGGACTTTTTCTCATGACAGAACTAGAGGACAATGATTTCGAATTCGACTTCGGTTTTACTTCAGAAGACGAATTGAAAGCAGGAGAGTTAGAATTACAAGATCAGCTAGGAAATACTCAAGTAAAACTAGAGGGTCTACGTAAGATGATTATGCCACTTCTATTAAATCTAAAAAAGAATCCTGATAAAGATATTATTAAATGGAATGGCGCTGATCGAGTAAAAAATATTGATGCGTTCATAAAAAAGATGGATGCTTATATTAAGAGTTGACTTATACAAAAATACATAGTATACTAAAAATACAATATACACGGAGAAATACATGTCACTGAAAGAACGTTTGATTAAAAACAGTACGATAGATTATACTTCCACGCTTACAGATTCCAAGATTTATACAAAGAAAGATATGATCCAGACGCCAGTGCCTATGATCAATGTGGCATTGTCAGGATCTATTGATGGTGGTATTACTCCTGGACTGACAATGCTAGCAGGTCCATCGAAGCACTTTAAAACTGGATTTGCTCTACTTCTGGCATCTTCGTTTCTTAAGAAGTATCCGGATGGTGTTATTCTTTTCTATGATTCAGAGTTTGGCACGCCACAGTCATACTTTACTAAATTCAAGATTCCTCTCGACTCGGTTGTTCATACACCAATTACTGATGTTGAAGAACTAAAGTTTGATCTTATGAAGCAGCTGAAAGAAATTACTCGTGATGATCAAGTTCTGATTATTATTGATTCTATTGGTAATCTTGCTTCTAAGAAAGAAGTCGAAGATGCATTGAACGAAAAATCAGTTGCTGATATGTCACGTGCCAAGCAGCTAAAATCTCTATTCCGAATGATCACTCCTCATCTTACGTTGAAAGATATTCCCCTTGTGGCGGTTAATCATACTTACAAAGAAATTGGTATGTTTCCTAAAGATATCGTTGGTGGTGGAACTGGTGCTTATTATGGCGCTGACAATATTTGGATTCTAGGTAGACAACAGGATAAAGATGGCACAGAGATTCAGGGATATCATTTCGTTATCAACGTTGAAAAATCTCGTTACGTCCGCGAAAAATCTAAAATCCCAGTTACTGTCTCTTATGAAGGCGGCATTAATCGTTGGAGCGGTCTTCTCGATATTGCCCTCGAAGGCGGTTATGTGGCTAAACCAAAAGTTGGGTGGTACGCCGTCGTGGATAGGACGACTGGGGAAGTTTCTGGAAAGAACTTCAGAGCGGCTGATATTGTGGACAGTAAAGAATTTTGGATGACAATATTCAAAGATACTGATTTTGCTGCATACATCAAACGCAAGTATTCGCTTGACACTGAAGGAACTTTAGTTTATGATGATGAGGCAGAAGGGGAGTAATAAATATTCATGAGCATTGAAAGAACAATTCTATCAAATTTATTGTTCAATGACGAGTATGGTCGCAAAGTAATCCCATTTCTAAAATCAGAATACTTTCAGGATTATAATGAAAAGGTTGTATTTGACCTAGTTGATGATTATGTTAGGAAGTATAACTCATTTCCTTCTATTGAGGCTTTGGCCATTGACCTGTCTAATAAAGAAGGTCTAAACGAACAGTTGTTCAAGATTGCTAAAGAGATAATATCGAGTCTTGAACATGATTCACAAACTAAATTGGACTGGCTACTAGATCAAACTGAAAAGTTTTGTCAAGATAAAGCACTATATCTTGCGATCATGAAGTCAATCCAAATTATGGATGAAAAAAATGGATCTATCTCCAAAGGCAGTATACCGTCAATTCTTACTGACGCTCTCGGTGTCTCTTTTGATACCCATATTGGTCATGACTTTTTGGCTGATAGCGATGAGAGATACGAATTCTACCATCGTAAAGAGAAGAGAGTTCCTTTCGATCTTGACTACTTCAACGTCATCACAAATGGTGGTCTCCCTAACAAAACTCTCAACATCGCATTGGCCGGTACTGGCGTTGGTAAATCCTTATTCATGTGTCACTGTGCCGCAGCAAATCTTACCAAAGGACTTAACGTCCTGTATATCACACTCGAAATGGCAGAAGAACGCATCGCAGAACGTATCGACGCAAACCTACTAGATACTGCTGTTGATGAACTAGAACTTATGCCCAAGCAGTCGTATGACACTAAGATCAATCGGTTGAAAGAAAAGTATACAGGTAAGTTGATTATCAAGGAATATCCTACTGCTTGTGCAGGTTCTGCTAATTTTAGACATCTGTTGAATGAACTACGTATTAAGAAAAATTTCGAACCAGATATTATCTATGTTGATTATCTGAATATTTGTTTGTCATCGAGGATCAAGCATGGAGCCAACGTCAATTCTTATACCCTTGTCAAAGCAATCGCAGAAGAGCTCCGTGGGTTGGCAGTTGAGTACGACGTCCCTATCGTCTCAGCAACTCAAACAACTAGAAGCGGCTATTCGAACTCAGACGTGGGACTGGAAGATACATCGGAATCCTTTGGACTCCCAGCCACAGCTGATTTTATGTTTGCACTCATCTCCAGTGAAGAACTTGAAAGTCTCAGCCAGATCATGGTTAAACAGCTCAAGAATCGTTATTCTGATCCTGGGAGTAATCGTAGGTTTGTGCTTGGGATTGACCGTAGCAAAATGCGATTATACGATGTTGAACAATCTGGTCAAGATGGATTGGTTGATGATCGCCCAGTGATGGATAAGGGCAAGTTCATGGAGGAAGAAAATGAACGTGGAAGGCCAAAATCAAGGTTTGATCGAAGCAAGTTCGAAGGATTTAAGTGATAAGAAGTTTAGATTAATGATGGCAGAGGAAATATGGATGTTAGTTAAAGGAGTACCAATTCCTGATAGTTATTCCGAAGAGGATAGGCTGCATATCTTTGAAAGATATTACCATCGGGCTTCGGCGCAACGACAAG